ATTCAAAGTGTCCGAACATGTATTTGCTCTTAACTTGACTGATAGTTTTCCACTCTTCACCTACCAACCACGGCACAAGTGTAACATCGCCGATAGTTGTTACGCCGTCGATTACGGTCATTCCGGGAATGTGTTTTCCAAATGCACTACTATGGATATCTCTTTTATCTTTGTAAAACAAATCGTGATTGCCCGGAAACCAGAAGAACTGCTCAAAAGCAGCTCCTAGTTTTTCCAAGCATCGGATACTGGTATCCAGCGTGATCAAGTTGAGACTATTTCGATTATGTGACCAGTCTCCTAAAAAGATTCCAGTATCGCACCCTTCTTTTTTAGCGTTTTCGATATACCAATCTACAAATTCTTCACAATCTCGTAAATGAGTACTACTGTTAGACTTGAGTCCAAAATGTATGTCAGTAAAACAGGCTACTTTTTTAAAAAGGTTCATATTGTTGTTCTCCTATCTAACAGTGTATAGATTTGTTCAAGCAAAGTCAAACATCAGTTTCTTCAGATTCACCTTCAATAGGATCTTCCTCACTCTTTGGCATACGAAAGTTTTTATACAATTCAGCCTGACGAGCAGTTTCTTCTGCGTACACCTGTTGATTTTGTCTAGTTAAACTAGGAGTCAATCCGTGCGATTCTAACATGTCATCACGGATATTTTGGTTTTTCTTTTCAATATTAAGCACTCGAGTAAAGCTGTTGGTCACTGCGGCTGTATAATAAGCGAATGGGTTTTCTGATTTACTTTCATCAAACTGTAGACCAATTTGACTTAATTGTAAAATAGCTTGTCCACGCATTTCTTCAACATAGGTATAACCACGCCAATTAGATCTTTGAGCATAACGTTCACTCAGTTTGATAAACATCTTGCCTAAGTTTTCAGTTATGCGTCCGTGATCTTTGCTAAACCTACCAGTGTCTAATGGACCTTTCCAATGACTTTTGCCCACACATTCTAATTCGCCGCCATCATTAAATTTCCAATGCTGAAATGGCGGAAAATTTACTTTATCATGACTGTCCGCAGTTGTTTTAGTAGTCTTCTTGCGGCCCGGTGCTAGGGGAATGTGTTCAAATGTCATAATTCGAAACACTAAATCAGTTTTAGCAATAGTTGTGTAGTCTGGAGTACACTCTGCTAGTTTAATTTTTTTATCACCTGATAGACGAGCAGCCGTAAATGCTTCTAGTCCCATTCGCTTTGCCTTATTCCTCTTTGCATCTGCAACAGTCCGTATGTTAATTTTATCTAAATTTGATAGAATTATATCGTGTTGACTGTATTCTTTTTTGGTAAAACTTGAAAACGAACACTTACTTCTATGTATTTCTGATAATAAGTCTCTGTTGTTTAAGTATTTTACCTTTTTTCCGTTAGGGGTCAATGTTGTTGTCATTATTTTTATGAATCCTTGATAAGACATTGTAGCAGGTACGAAACGGCAATGTCAACCATTATAAGAGTGTTTTATTTATTGGTAAATACCATACATAGGAAAAATACAAATGTCATTTAACCTTCCATCAATTATAGGAAATACCCAACAAGCCGCCACCGATCAGTTTGGTTCATTGTCCGCCACCGATCAGTTTGGTTCATTGTCTGCTGGCTTCGGCAAACGAATAGTTTCCAGAGTGTCCCCGGGAGCTATCAAACCTGCTGATCCTAAAGTTATAACTAATATAGTAGATGTTAATGGTAACAAATTAGGAAAAGATCTAAGAGTTAGAATTAAAGTTCCCCCGATCTATCTTACTAATAAGACTATAGGTCTTAATAATGAGATGGGCGTTTCAAACTTACACGGTATAATTTTCCCCTACACACCTTCAATTAATGTAGAGTACAAAGCAGAATACACTTCTCAAACACCACTTCATGCTAATTTTCCTATAAATTTTTATCAAAAGTCGTCAATAGGAAGTATCTCTATTGCAGGAAAGTTTTCTGTTTCAAATTCTGATGATGCGGCAATGTATATTGCAACAGTTCATTTATTAAAGGCATTGACTAAAATGAGATCTGGGGGAGCAAGGTCCGGAGACTTTGATAGCGGAGCTCCGCCACCGGTATGTAGATTGTTTGCTCATGGAGAATGGATGTTTAATAATGTTCCTGTAGCAATTACTAATTTTAGAGTAGAGCTTCCTGATACGGTTGACTATTTTACTATGCCTGAAAATAGTGTATATGGAACAACTTCGGTTCCTATTATGTCAACTATAAGCATAACATGCTTGCCTATGTACAGCAGAAACGAAATGCAACGATTTAATGTCACTGATTATCTAAGTAATAACAATGGCTTTAATAAACGAGGATATCTATAATGGCGTATAGTAAAGAAAGTCCATATTTTAGAACTGAGATTGTAAACGGTTACTTGGATGTTATGAGTCTCAGGGATCTTCCTAATGAAAAAGACGACATTCTTTTTGAAATTACAAATACATATGAGAATCGTCCTGACCTACTTGCATATGATCTTTACCAGGACGCTAGATTGTGGTGGGTATTTTCAATTAGAAACAAAAATAAATTAAAAGATCCAATATATGATATGAAAGCCGGAACAAAAATCTATCTTCCTAAAATGACTACTATTAAAAAAGTATTAGGAATATAATATGGGAGAGTTTTCTGGTTACGATATTATGGTTGCAACAGGTAGCGGGTCTTCTCCTGAGGTAGAAAATAAAACAAACAAAAAAGAAAACAAATCTGACACAGGTGAGTCTAAGTTTCAAAAAGAAGCCTCTCAGCTTGTAGAACAAACTGGCGAAAAAAATGTATTGAATGGATTTAGGTCTGTAACCTATAACTTTACTCTTGCAGGTTTAAACAAAGAATATCTTAAAGATCCTAAAAAACTTAGAGAAAGTGAATTAGATCTTGTAATTTTAAAATCTGGCGGTAAAGGAACAGACGGCATTGCATTAACTTCTTCTTTTTTAACTTCGGGTATAACAACACCTAGTACTACTGCTGGCGGAGGAAGAGGCAGCGGATATGTTAATAGAAATTATGCAGCTGAATTCTTAGATAAATTTAATTCTGAAAGTCCAGGACGATTTGATTTCTTTATGGACAATGTAGAAATAGAATCAGTAATGTCGTTTAGTAAAGAATCTAATCTAAGTCTACCTACTAAAGTAAAATTTGATGTTGTTGAACCATATAGCATGAATGGTTTTATTGAAGCATTATATGTTGCAGCGTTGGCAGCAGGATATCCTAGCTATCTACAAGCATCGTTTGTTTTAAAAATTGAATTTTGGGGTTATCCAGATGACGATACCGATGAATTTAAAAATCCAATCAAAATTCCCAATGCTGAAAGATATTTTCCCATAGGTCTTACCAACATTGAAGTTGATGTTTCTGAAAAAGGAACACGATATAGAGTTGATGCAGTTCCGTACAATGAACGAGCATTCGGACAGCCTAATACAGTTAAAAAACCCATTAAGATGGAAGGCCAGACTGTAAAAGAAATTCTCGAAAACTTTATGAAAAATATCAATGATCAGACATTGAAAGAGCATAAAGATTCTCGCAAAGATGGAAATGCAACACAAGTTGATTTTTATTCAATTAAATTTCCAGTATGGGACGAAGTCAAAGGCTGGGCATACGACACTGACAATAAGATCTCTAAAGAAAAATTAGTAGAACTAATGAAAGACAATGCGTTATATGGTCTAACAGATCCTAGCTCTACTGATAAACCAAATGCGTATAAAACTAATGGTAGCAAACAGCCCACAGCACAAGAGCAGGCTAAAAAACCTGAAAGTATAAAATACAATCCTTCTAAGACCGTTGTTCAGTTTGGAGAAGGAATGAACATTCACGAAGTTATTACCGCAGTTATACGAGACAGTGAATATACTAGAAATATCTTAAAAGATATCAAAAAACATATTGATTCGTACGGAATGATTGAATATTTTACAGTACGTATCGAAGTAGAAAATACAGATGTAATAAACACTGAAACAAAGAAACCTGTTCAAAAAATTAATTATATTGTTGCTCCTTATAAAGTTCATTATACAAAGATTCCAAACTTATCTGATAACTTTATTGAAGAAAAGGAATTAAAAAAATTAAGCCGTCGAGAATACAACTATATCTACACAGGACAAAATGTAGATGTTATATCATTTAAGTTGAATTTTAATACGTTATTTTTTGAAGCTGTTCCAGCAGCAATGGGAAATAAAGATTCAGTTGAAGCAAAAACAGCAGCCGGCAATGACAATAATGTAAAAACCAGTCAGGCTAGTCCTAGCAATGAAGATGCTTCAAAACTTCAAGTTCCGATGCATCCTAAAAAAGTTGTCACTACACAGTTACAATCTTACGGAGGCAATGCTAGTCAGCCATTAGATGATCCTTATAGTATATTAGCAAGAAACATGCACAACGCCGTGGTAAACAGTCAGGCTAGTATGTTAACCGGAGAATTAGAAATTCTAGGAGATCCGTTCTATCTTGTTACAGGAGGCATGGGTAGTTACAATCCTGCTCCTGTAGGCAACGGTTCGTTAAAGGGTGGAGAAGCAGCGTTTAATCAGGGACAGTTGATGATTACTATCAACTTTAGAAATCCTATTGACATAATGCCTTTTGAACAAGGCGGTATGATGTTTTTTGATGCAAATAGAATTCCGTTCAGCGGAGTATACATGGTAACTCAAGCTACTCATACTTTTAAAGAAGGTGCATTTAAACAGAGATTAAACGTAATTAGAGTTCCTGGGCAAGTTTTAGATTACAGCGTGAAGGCAACTGATCCTTCAGTGTATCTAACATCAACACCTGATCCAGAAGACGGAGTTAAAGAAGATACTTCGACTGCAAGGTCGCCTTCTCAACGACTAGATACGAATTTGTATGAACAACTAGACAGGGGAATTCCTTCTCCGGGATTACCTAACCAGCCAAGCAACTTTACAAATTCACCAGGCGGACTTAGTGGAGCTTCACCTAACTTGTTAAATCAAACAATGGGCTTAGTTAGCAGAGGAAATTCTATTATAGGAAGTCCATTGCCTACAGATATGTTGTCAAATGTTAGATTAAATTCATCTGGATTAACTGCACTGGGTCAAAATAATTTAGGAACGGCTGCTATGTTAGCGGTTGCTGCAAATGTGGTAACTGGTAATGTTCCTATTAAACGTGCTGTAGGGGTTCTAGCAGGAGCAGCCGCAGGAACTGCAATTGCTTCGTTATTAAAAAAATCAAATCAAGGTTCTGGTATAGGAGAAGGAGCAACAGTTTCTATTCCTAAAGTATCTTCTTTACCCGTTGATCCGACTGCTCAAGATATACAATATGGGAATACCATTAATTCAGCTGCACTTCCAGTTGGCAGTATTTCAGATTCTTTAGGTACATTAAAATCTCTAGGAACAAATGCAGTAGACACTGTGGTTGGATTAGGAAAGAAAGCGGGAGAATATGCGTCTGGTATAGGCGACAAAGTAAAATCATTATCTGGGACACCTGCGGATCCTGCGGCGTTAGGCGCAACACTGGGATTGAGTGCATCTGCTTTGTCTGGACTAAGTCCAAACTTATCCAGTAAATCTCTTGATCAAGTTAAAAATATGATCAGTAAAGCGCCAGCTGATGTTAACCTAAGTCAAGCAGTTGATTCTGGAGTTGTGCTAGATTACATTCCATCTGCAAAAATTTCTAATTTACCAGCAACGTCACCGTATTCGATCGCACCTAGTCCAAATTTATCTGCTGTTAAAGAATTTGCTGCACAGTCTAATCCTTTGTCAGGGTTCACAGGAAGATTAAATAGCATTGATACAAACGTATCGGCTGATAAAATTTTAACTGCAAGGTCTCAGATTGCAAATGTTACCGGGCAATCTTTAATTCGAGGCCAAGGACTAGTTGATTCTGTTACAGGTAAGTTTGGCAGTATTTCAGCTGGTAATAGTCCGTTAGACAAAATAATTAATAAGAATACATTGGGATAAGAATATGGCGTCTTTTGAAACCAGATCGCGGTCACCGTTGCCTTCCCCAGGTCCTTTCCTAGCAGAAGTAACAAACCACCTTGACCCTACATACATGGGCTGTCTTGAAGTTGCACTTTTAAAAGGCATGCCCAGTTCCACTAAAGAAAAGGGCGAAACTTATGTAGTTAGATATCTAAGTCCCTTTGCAGGAACAACATCTATTAGATACGAAGGTACTAACAGCAGTGACTTTAATGATGTACAAAAAAGTTACGGAATGTGGATGGTTCCGCCGGATGTTGGAACAACAGTTATGGTCCTGTTCATAGACGGAGACCCTAATCAAGGTTACTTTTTTGGATGCGTACAAGACATATTCCAGAATCACATGACTCCGGGAATTGCAGCCACAAAGCAAACTGCACTAACAGATGAACAAAGAAGAAAGTACGGAACTGATTATCTGCCAGTTGCAGAGTTTCACAAGAGTTCTAAAAAATTAGAAAACCCTAATCCTGATCGTTTTGCAAAACCTGTGCATCCTTTTGCCGATAGGTTATTACAACAAGGATTATTGCTAGATACAATTCGCGGTGTTACGTCGAGTAGTGCTCGCCGAGAAGTACCTAGCGGAGTATTTGGCATTAGCACACCTGGTCCATTAGATGATAGTCCCGGAGCCCGTCGAGGTAGAATTGGTTATGAAGGTAATGCTCAAGCACCTGTAAGCAGACTCGGAGGAACTACCTTTGTTATGGATGACGGGGATGTTAATGGACAAAATGAATTAGTTAGATTGCGTACAAGAACTGGACATCAAATCTTGATGCACAACAGTCAAGACCTAATCTACATTGCTAATAGTAAAGGTACAGCATGGATTGAAATGACTAGCAATGGTAAGATTGATATATATGCAGCAGACAGCGTTAGCATTCACAGTGAACAAGATTTTAACTTCCGAGCCGACCGTGATATTAACATAGAAGCAGGTCGTAATATTCATGTGCGTGCCGGCAAGAACATGGAAACTAATATCACAGGATACAATTATCTAACAGTTGATCAAGATCAAAAGATATCTGTTAGAGGTACCCACGATGAAACTATTGGCGGTCTTACAAAAGTAAGCATTGCAAATTCTTACAATCTTAATGTAGCAAACGATATTAAATCCAGTGCAGGTGCAACAATAAATTTTGGGGCAGAGGGCACTATTAGCATAGGCACAGCGGGGCAATTAAACCTGGGAGCTAATGGAAATATTATAGCATCCGGTTCGGCAATTCACTTAAACGGTCCATCCGCCGCCGCACCTACACCTGCAGATACTGCAGAAACACCACCAGACCTACCATTGTTTACATTACCTAATAGAAGTGCCGCCGCTGGTTGGGCAAATAGTGTATTCTATAAGGGGAATAGCATTAAGAGTATTATGCAACGAGTTCCTACACATGAGCCGTGGGATCAGCACGAAAATATTAACCCTTCTAAATTTACACCTGCGGCAACTGATGCAACTCTTGCAGACAGGAGTGCAGGCGGTGTAGCACCAAATCCTGCCACAGGAAGTCAAGAGCCTGCAAACCAAGAAGAAGTAGTAGCAGGAACATGTAGTCCAGAGTATGCTAAAGATATCAATGCTAGTTCTTCGGCTCCGGGTATTGCAGCTCTTAAAGCAGCCTGTGCAAAATATGGTTTAACAAGTCCGTATGCAGTAGCATCTTTGTTAGGTATCGCAGGCGGTGAATGTCGATGGAAGTTAGTTAATGAAGGGTTTAATTATTCAGCAGATAGATTGTTACAAGTATTCCCTAGTGTGTTTAAAGGCGATAAAGCTCTTGCTCAACAATATGCAGGCAATCCTAATAATAGTTTACCTGAGTTTCTATACGGTTATACAACTGCCAAAGGTAAAGGTCTAGGCAATACACAAGCCGGCGACGGCGGAAAATATATTGGACGCGGCTACATTCAATTAACTGGTCGAGCAAACTATTCTAAATACGGAACTATGGTAGGACAGGATCTTTTAGGCAATCCGTCCTTGCTTTCTAATCCTGCTATAGCAGCCGAAGTCAGTGTCAAGTATATGCTTGACAGATGCAAAGTTGCACAAACAGATCCTAACTATTTTGAAGCTGCCTGTAAGTCTGTTGGATTTAACACAGCCGATATTAAAGCTAAAAAGAAGGGCTATTACGAGTGTTTCTTAGGGCAATTGCAAGGAGCAACTGTACAATCTGGCACAGGCGGCATTGTAACTGATGGTTCTGGGAACCCTATAAAGACTGGTTCTGGCGGCTAATAAATATAGTATGCCTTACAAGAACCTTGAAATTAACGTTTCTAATTACAATAGTCAGCATACTAACCGACTAAGTCAGTTTTATCGCGGCTTCAGTACGGTAGATTCTACAAACTACGGATCTAAGTTGTACGACTTTGATTTAATCAAACAAGACATCTTAAATCATTTTAACACACGTAAAGGAAGTAGGGTTATGAATCCTACGTTCGGAACCATTGTCTGGGACTTAATAATGGAACCGTTAACCGAACACGTCAGAGAACTATTACAACAAGACATAGAGGCTATCTGTAGCTTTGATCCTAGAGCTTATCCAATTCAGATAGATATCAGTGAATATGAGCAGGGGTATCTTGTTGAAATTACTTTAGCCATGAGGAACACAGACGAATCAACTACGATGAAGTTAGTGTTTGATCAGAAGCTAGGGCTAACAGCACAATAATATACCCTGATAATTTTTCAAATAAATACGGTATCGAATAGTAAAAATCATGATTCCAGCAACAAATTCAAAAATATTAGTAAGTGAAGATTGGAAAAAAATCTACCAGTCTTTCAGAAACGCTGACTTCAAAAGTTACGATTTTGAAACACTCCGCCGCACTATGATTTCTTATCTTCAGGAAAATTATCCTGAAGAATTTAACGATTTTATTGACAGCAGTGAGTACGTTGCTCTTATCGATCTCATTGCTTATCTAGGTCAGAATCTAAGTTTCCGCATTGATTTAAATGCTCGTGAAAACTTCTTAGAAACTGCACAGCGCCGAGATAGTATTCTACGTTTAGCTCAATTGGTTAGTTATAATCCTGCAAGAAATATGCCTGCTAACGGCTTCTTAAAAGTAACTGCGGTACAAACATCCGACAATGTTTATGATTCTAACGGTACAAATTTAGCAAACACTACAATAGGTTGGAACGATCCTACTAACCCAGACTGGTACCAGCAGTTCATTAATATTATGAACTCTGCTATGACTTCTAATTTTGGAAATCCAGCAGATAGAGATACAATCAGCGGTATTAGCACAGAACAGTATCGTATCAATAGTGCAAACACAGATGTTCCTATCTATAATTTTAGCAAAAACATCAACGGCACGCCTATGAGTTTCGAGATTGTACCCTGTACATTCTCGCGAAAAACATACATCTATGAAGAAGCTCCGGAACCAGCAGGTGCCTTTAGCATCATTTATAAAAATGATAATCAAGGATCATCCAGTGTAAACACAGGATTCTTTGCTCACTTCCGTCAAGGTACACTAAGCATGGCTAAATTCGGCCTTGATAATCCTGTTCCTAACGAAATTGTAGGAGTCAATACACCCGACATTAACAACACTGATGTTTGGTTATGGCAATTAGATAAGAATGGTGGATTTGATACATTATGGACTGGTGTTCCTAGCTTAATAGGCAACAATGTTGTTTATAACAGTTTGAATCAAGATCTAAGAACTATATACGCTATATCTACAAGAGATGAAGATCAGATTGATTTAAACTTTGCCGACGGAGTATTCGGAGACTTACCCAAGGGTGACTTTAGACTATTTTATAGACAGAGTAACGGTCTTAATTATGTTGTTAAACCTGAGCAAATGAGCGGAGTTGTTATTTCAATTCCTTATGTTAGTGCTTCGGGTCAAAGCCATACTCTGCAAGTTACTATGAGTTTGCAGTACACTGTTACAAATAGTGCCGGACCAGAGTCAAATTCTAGC